CTAGACTTGTCTTGTTAGACTGCAGTGCATTGTCTAACATACTTTCATATGGAGGATCACTATGTCTGCTAAAGGAGTTCGATTTCGTGTTAGAAAAACACCCACGTTAGTTCCTAACGTGTCTCAGAAAATAGGGGATATCTTCCTCTATGACGGCAACAAATGGGTCCCACATCCGTGGGGTTCTTCCATTTCTGTCGTTCCTAATGAGAATTGGTACCAAAAGATTGAGTCTTGCCGGGATGAAACCCATGCAGGACCTCCTTGGACCGAAGGTGGACCCTTCACGAAAATTACAATCAAACTCCCGACCTTTAAGGTCAGTGGTATTGGAGCGCATGATTCACAAGGTGCCCTATGGCCAACTGGCGTAGGGAATTACCCTGTGAGATACGTTGGGGGATTTTGTAACCCTCAATTTGTTGGAGACCCGATTCCGACGTTCAAATATTTGACGCCTGAAACGTTAGTCTCTGGCAACTATCTCCTACCATCTATAGCAAACTGGAGTGCCCAGGCTTATGGTAAAACTAAGCCTGTCCTTGAGAAAGCTGGTGCTGCTGTCGCCTTGGCTGAGTCTCGTGACTTGCCGAGGATGATGAAGACTACCGGCCAAGCGTTTTCTTTTGCTTGGAATCGGATTGTCGAAACCACGACTCGCGATTTTCGCAAGGCGCGACGAGCAGATTATTGGAGGCAAGCCCCAAAGGCTGCCTCTGATCAGTTTCTCAATGAGCAATTTGGCTGGATTCCGTTTTTGAATGATCTCGCCCATTTTAAGGACGTTTATGATCATTCCCATGAGTATGCCGGTCGCATAGCGAACGACAATAACAAGTGGGTGAAACGGAAGCGCACTCTCTTAGCCGGTGAACCTGTGTATACTCGTATTGACGGCGGCATCGGCCAGAGGTGCGAACCTCTTGGCGGTATGTTTTCGTCTGGTACGTTGTTTAGAGCCCAGCCTACGTGGGAATGCGGGATGATAACATCTACGCATGTCACGACATCTGGTCTCTTTAAATACTACAGGCCCGAGTTCGATTATCATAACCCTAACTATCATGGAGCGTTTAATACGGCCATGAGAGCAGCGACGTTATACGGCGCGAGGGTTAGTCCGTCGAACATCTATAAAGCGATCCCTTGGTCATGGCTCATCGACTGGTTCACCAACTTTGGCGATATCGTTGATACCGCCTCTGGTTGGGCCGTCGATGGGATTGTGGCCAAATACTTGTACCTTATGCATCACCAAATGCGGACGATACGCCTTACTCAGGTGTTACCGTTCAAAGATGGAGATGTTGTGCTTCAATGGTTTCGCACATGCGAAGTCAAGAGGCGCGAGGAAGCAAGTAGTCCATATGGGTTTAGCCTGTCTGGGACAGCTTTAACTCTCAGACAAATGGCGATCCTTACTGCGATCGGGATTGGCGGGAAATTCCCGCAGATCTATCCGTAACCACATCGGATAACGACGTTGTTGGGATTATCTATCCATTGCCTTAGGTAATATGCGTGTCCACTTGGAAGGGACATGTATGCAATGGGTTAAACTCCTTAAAAACTTTGGAGGTCAACCATGGCATTAGCCGATCCACAAACTGTCACAGTTAACGCAGTCGCTCAAGCGATGCCGCGTACTCTGATTAGCGGTACTTCCGCTACTTATCAGAAAGCGGATGAGACATTCAAACTTGAAGTGTCTCACCAGAAGTCTAAAGGTCGAATTCGATCTTTAGCTCTGATCACTCAGCGAGCGATCGTCCCAGACCCGTTGACAGCAGTCAACGACTATGAGACTCTCGTGTGCTATTTCGTCATCGATCGCCCAGAAGTGGGCTTTTCGTCGGCGCAATGCGACCAGTTAACAGCAGGTCTTAAGACCTGGCTTGACACTACGATGGTCGGGAAGCTATATGGTCAAGAGTCTTAGACTTTTGAACATTGAGCCCCTTTCATCGTTTTAGTTCTGCGATTGGGATCCAAAGTTGTATCCCAATCGTTTGTAATTTACAAACGAAAGGAGATACTCCAATGGAAAAGGAAAGCCCTGAGGTTTCCGAAAGGATTCCTGAGTTGCCTTCTTCCCTAGACCAACCAAAACAGGTACCCGCAAAGGGTCCTTTAGTTGATTGGCGTTCGCAGTTAGCTCAACCTCTTCTTACTGTGGGTTTGAGAGCGCTTTTCAGTGCCCTCGAGACCCTTTTAGTGAGGCGACAACGACAAGAAGTCGCTCTCGCGCAGGAAGCTCGTGATAACGAGCGTCATGAGAGGTAGAGACTAATTAATAGTGGTGTCAGTTTGCCTGACGCCGAATTGGCATCAGGGAGGCTAATCTTCCGTGGCTTGATGGCTACCCCCAAATGTGGAGGAACCATGAAAAGCAACGTAAGTGACTATCTAGAGTTGGTACAGTGCGTCTATATAGACGCCTGCGCCAAGTGCACCGCTGATGTCTCTGATTTACGTGATTTGATAACTATCAAAGCACGGGTCAAAAAAGAGGGGATGTCGTTTTTAACGATTACCCTTCCCCAATTTAGTCGAGATTTCGAAAGAAGCCTCGCTTTGGGGTTTATCGACTCAACACTCTTTCGGAACTTCCGGAAGAATGGGGCAATCCCTGCATTTTTGCAAGGTATGACCAGTCGAATTTTTGACCATGAGACAGGGAGGATTATCGATGACAAAGTTAATATTGATTCGAGTGATGTCCCAGTTATCGTCGAAAGTATTAGGCAAATTTGCCTTACTTTCAAGAAATTGGAACTTGAATGTACGTCCGAAAGGACGACTTCTGCTCTCGAAAACTTCATCGCGATTGAGCGATCCCTATCTGTGTTTTCGCTGCCGAATGAGGACCGAAACGAATTCCGTTTTGTATCCTCTGTGTTATGGGATAATTTGGTCTGCACTTTACGTGTGGAACAATGTATTCCAAGACACGGTTCCGGAGCTACCGCGGATCGGATTTCTGGTAACCAGAAGTACGATTGGCGGAAGTGGCACGATCGTCTCGAGCCTTACTTTCCTCTCGTTGGTTACGCTTTCCCTATTGGGATTGCGTGCTTTCTTGAGGAGCTCGAAAAAGTAACGATCGTAGCTGAGGTGCAAGAGCAACCTGTTAAGGTTATTCCTGTCCCTAAAACATTGAAGGGTCCCCGCATCATAGCAATTGAGCCATGTTGCATGCAATATGCGCAACAAGGGATAAGATCTCTTCTTTATGACGAGATTGAATCCTTTTGGTTAACTTCAGGTCACATTAATTTTCGTGACCAGTCGATTAATCAAAGACTCGCTGTTGATGCTTCTACCACAGGTCAATTAGCAACGATTGATCTTTCCGATGCAAGTGACCGGGTTCCCCATGATCTTGCAATGGAGATGTTCGATTCGAATCCTTCTTTGAAGGGTGCGATCGAGTCATGTAGGTCGACTAGAGCGAAAATGCCGGATGGCCAAGAGATTGGTCCTCTGTTTAAATTCGCTTCTATGGGTAGCGCTCTATGTTTCCCTATCGAGGCCATGTACTTTTACACACTTTGTGTAATGGCCTTGCTTAAGGAACAGAACCTCCCTGTAAATCTCGAAAACTGCTATGCAGTTACTCGAGATATTCACGTATATGGTGACGATATTAT